TAATTATTTATAATAGAATTATTAGAAATCTGGAACTCCTGGAGGAAGCAACCACCACATTGCAGACTTATTATAATATATTGTACTGTTAAAGAAACTATTACTTGAAAGACCATAATATCCCCATCCATTACCAGGAACCCACCATAACAGAGAATAGTCACTTCCACTTATGCTAGTTCCACTAGTTTCGTCCCATGCAAGGGCCAATTGAGTCGGATATGACGTCGCCCACCCAGGCTTATAATTCATTGGACTTATCCAATCAGTCAAACTATTTCTTAAAACCAGCCGATTTGCATTCATCATTTTTTTAATATTATTAGGGCTAGCAGTAACAAGATGTGTAGGATTTTCGCTTGCAAGTGTTGCCGTCAATCTCCAATCAGAATTAGAAAATTTAGTCCTTGTAATAGCCCAAGAACAACCAACATCTTTTGCAGACCAAGTATATTGATATGGATATTCTAGCTTTCTGTTGGTAGTGGAAAGAGGATTCCTTGGATCATTTGACCAATTTATAAAAGACTCATCATAAAGTATCCCAGGTTTATATTCATATTCTCCTATAACTACACCACCATTTTCAGTCAAGACATTATTTAACTGATCTTCATCACCTTCCCAAATAATTTCTCCAGACCATTTAATATATATTCTTTTTGTTTTACCTTGAGTATTACCAGTATACTTATAAGGACTATTTGGTGAAGTAGTACCACACCTTCCCGGCTGATGATGAGGATAAGCTGATTTAAACCAACCATTATCCGAAAGCCACATATAATTAATTTGCAAATCAGTGTTACGCATAACAACTGAAGCTAGGGAAGTACTAGGATTGCCAACCATCCAATCTTCATAGATATTATTCGGTTGTCTAATTTCAGGCTGTGTAGCCCCACTTGAAGCAAGTTTTAGAAATTGTAGCCATCTCGATTGATCAATACAGTGATGTTTATCTCCAGGCATCACAGGACCAGTAGTTTTAGTCATGGTCCTTGGATCACTTACTCCTTGAGAACAAAGAATAAGAATTCTTCCTCTTTCATCTTTATAAAATTCTTCTGGTTGAGATTTTACTACAATATCAGGAAATGACAAATTGTCAGAGGGTCCAATAGGAACATTCAGAACATCAATTGTTAATGCATTCCATGGAGCATAAAATTTTACACCAGTATTCTTATAAACTGGATATCCTTCATCATCATGAATTGACCACATTATATCATAAAATCCATACTGGTTTTTACCTTCTAATCTGTATATTGGTCTAACATTACCTTCAACTAAACCTGCATCAAGAACTGATTGTAAATCTGGATAGGCATATCCCATAATAGGACTTTCTCCTAACCCAGTTGTGTAATTTTGACCAGGATAAATTAAAGTTCCGTTTATTTTCATCTGACCAAGACCTACAGCATCGGTGGATTGCCCGCCTCGCGCAGACAGTCCAGATATCCACCCACTCTGAGGAAGAGTTACTGTCAACCATGTTCCAACCGAGCAAGCATTCCAAGTACTTTGGTTACTAACTCTTCCTATCTGAATACTGGTCGAGGTCCCATTAGCCAGGGCTGTGTCTGGATGTATCCCTGATGAATAGCTTTCTCCAGTTAAATCCAAAATTAAGTTAAGATTAACTGTTCTTGGTGCATCATGAGCACACAGAACTGAAACTTCATCACCTACACTGACTTTCAAAGGCACAGTGTTTGGTTTGTCAAACCTCGCTCCAAACATCATATAGTTTAAAGGGACTGGCCTGACGTAAGTATCAGAACTACAAGTAGAACTAGATAAAAAAGTACCTGCGTTTCCATGACCTATCTCATCTAAGTCAGGGGTTCCACATGTGATCGATATTTTAGAAACAACACCAGGATACCTATCTGGTTCTTCATCATCTTTAATCGGTACAGTATATGGTGCTTTATCCGTGTAAAGTCTACATAAAGAACCATCTAGCTTGTGACCAGAAGGTGGCACAGAATCACTACTACAATAATGATCATATGTTGGCGTATCAGCATAAAGTCTATATATTAATTCAATATCATATGTTACTGATACATAATCATCTCCTTCTTGTTTAACATTTGGAAATACTGTTTGAGCAGATTCTCCAGTACCGACCATAAATGTTACCCAAGATGTCTTCTTATCATTACCACCAGATGTTGAATTAATAATAGTTACGGAATTATCACTATACCCACTTCCACCACCGCCACCGTCAGTGTTAGTTCCACCTTCACCACCAGTAGCTCCATTACCACCATTACCAGCGTAGCTACCATCTTTCTTACCAGCAGTATCAATAATAGTGTATCCTGGTTTAAATCCCCTAATAATTTGAGAACTTTCTTTTATTTCTGTTCCAGAACTAGTTACGAATCTTATAAACTCCCCATTGCTATTAAGTCCACAAGGATCAGTACCCTTACCCATCCAATAACTTCCTCTAGAGCAAGAAATAGTTTTACCTGGATTTGGTATTGATTCTACTGTATGTGATTGTAAATTTGGTAATGATACTCCATCCATAATGGATCCCCAAGATCCACTACCATCTAAGCTTCCACTATCAACTTTATATCCACCATCACCACCATATTTTCCAGGACTTGCTTCTCCTGGAATGTTTGCTCCACCACCTCTACCACCAGAGCTTATAATTCCACCATCTCCACCCTGTCCAACAACTGTAATAAGTCTAGATCCCCTATAAAGAAATACAGCTTTATTCTCTGATACACCAATAATAGTATATTCTATATCCTTATCAACCCAGAAAGATATTTCAGATGTTCCACCTTCACCGCCATTCTCTCTACCATCTTTTCCAGCTGCCGCATAAATTTTTAATTTCAATTCAAACGCCGACTCTGTAGAATAAAAAGTAATAATATTATAATCAGGACCAAATATATCCGAATCTAAAGAAAAACCATCATGAGAATCTAATTCAACTTCTTTACTGACCATGTTATTATTATTATCAAATGCCTCAACATTAATAATATTTTTTGGATTTGATACTTCATATCCAACACTATCACTATAAACTTTATAATTTGGATCACCATTCTTCTCCACCCTACATCTAAGAGGACCACCAAATCCACCTTCATAAGGAGTTAATGATATCTCAGGAGTTTTAGAACCACTAATTACTGTAATACTATTTAAATCTAGATCTTCTTCTACTCTTTCTATCCTAAATCTACCATATTGATTATAAAAATCATTTTCTCTATCATGAGATCCTTTAGTAATTAAAGTTGAATGAATATAATTACTTCCACCACCACCAGCACCATCTGTCCAATCGTTAGTTAAAGTTCCACTTCCACCACCATAATATCCACCACCGCCACCAGCAGCACCACCAGATCCACCCTGTAAAGCTGAACCGGCTGTGGACCCAGCGCCACCAGAAGATTGTGTTCCACCAGCACCAGAACCACTGACACTACCAGATTCACCAACACTACCACCATCACCACCAAGTCCAGGAGCATCTGAACCACCACCACCGCCAGCAGCAATAAGAATAGCATTTGATTGACTGACAGATCCTATAAAAATACCAGTATATCCTCCACCACCCGACCATCCATTATCAGAAATACCACCACCAGGAAAGGTGCCGGCCGATCCTTCTTCGCTTAAAAATGCTCTGGCCAAACCAGCACTTTCACCATTTTGACCAACTTGTATTACATATTCTTGTCCAGATAAAAAGGTAAATGTTCCTGAAGATGCTCCACCTCTACCACCACTGGAAAATCTATATCTTGATGATCCTCCATACCCACCAGTAGCATGTATCTTTGCAACAAAGTCCCTATCAAATTTTATAGTATAAGCATAACCCCAAGGTAAAAAATTATCATATACTGAAGTTTTACTAAAATCTACTTCAAAAGATCTTGATATCCCCGTTAGTACTGATGCATATGAAATAGTAGCTATTGCACTACCATTTTTACTTACATTTAATGTGGAATTTTTTATATTACCATCTGATAAATCAACCCCACCCAATTCCCAATTATATAATAAATTAGTAGATGCATCAGAATCACTTACAACTTTCCATTTAGTATTGAGAAGATTTCCAGAAGGTCTTGTATAAGAATTTAAATCATTACCACATCTTCGTGAATTCCAAGGTGTACTAACATTACTAACCGAAATTGAAATCGGATCATATAATAATACCTTATTAGATATTAAAGATCCACCAACAGCATTTTGTTCATTTTCAAAGGGAATATAACTAGCAATAACATAAATTTCATCACCACTTTCTTCATTACTGACAGAACAAACTGTCAAAGTAGTAGTATTATCAGTACTTGAAATTTTATATTTACTAGAAGTATCAACTGAAGTATCAACTATTTTTTCATCATTAATATACCATTCATAAGTAAAAGATCCATTACCAAATGCTCCTGAAGGAAATACAGCACTATTAGAAGCAGTGAATATAGCTATGCCACTAATAGATGCTGTTTTACTTTCTAAATTTACATCATAGTTTAGTGAGGGCCCATCTACATCTAAAGTAGATCCTGCTACCCCACCAAACCCGATTCCGCCGAATGGACTCATTTATATAAACCTATTTTTTTATTATTTATGACTTACTTTCTAACTTATCATTCAACTCTTTAACAGCTTCAATAAGAACACCAATTAAACCATTATAATTAACTGATTTAATTCCTTCATCATCTGTTAATACCAATTCAGGAAGAACCTCCTCAACATCCTGTGCTATAACACCAATAGAATCACTACCATGTTGTTTCCAAGTAAACTTAACACCATCCAACTTACTAACAATATCCATAGCCTTGTCAACCTTACTTACATTAGTTTTAAGATTGATATCAGAAGAAGAATTGAAAATATCTGATGTAACAGTAGTAGCATTTACATCACCTACAACGTTACCCAAAAGATTACCAGAGAAAAGAGGTGCGGTTAATGTACCAGGACTGGATGCATTCCAGTAGAATTGGGGACTAGTATACACATGCAAGCCACTAGATGTACTAGAAGCACTAGTGAAGGCTCCAATGTATTGATTAATAGAAACAGCACCTTGATCTTCTTGGTTTTCTATTTTTTCTGATACTGTTGATGAAGATGCGTTACCATTAACATCACCAATTATATTACCAGTTATATTACCACTAACATTGCCAGTTATATTACCAGTTATATTGGTAAAATATCCATTATTAAATGGGAGAGATGAACTACCTAAATCAACATTAGTACTTTGAGGTATTAATGAAGTTCCATCCTTTATATGACCTTTAAATTCAACATAATCGGAAGTTGCATCACCTAATGTAATTGGTCCTTTAAATGTAGATTCTTGAACTACCTCAAGGGTTCTATTAATTACAAAATCACCAAGAGCTGTTGTTGTTTGAGTTCCAGAATTATAAGTTAATCCAGAAATACCACCACTAATAGCACCACTACCAGACTCTGCATAATTTTGACCACCAACACCACCAAATAGTTTAGTACCACCATCAAAGGTCATGAATGAATAAATGTCTGTCGAATTGGTGGAATTAGTAACAGATGGAGCAACACCACCAGGCCATCTAACAGGGATATCATTTCCACTAGATGTATTGAAGTTATTAACATCAACATCATAGTAAGTATTAGATGGTTGATTAAGCTTAATAGTAAATACTGTAGTTGAACCAGTTGGTACATTTGATAATCTAAACTCAGTAATATTAGTTGATGCATCAAGCTCAAATGTTCTTCCTCTAGAAAGGTCAACCTCAACTTGACTACTATTTGTTACTTGAAGTGGTTGTGGTATTTCATAATAACTCTTAAACCTAACAGGACCTTCTATATCAAGCAATTCTCTTGGAGTATCAGTACCAATGCCAACAAAACTACCATTAGATATAATGGTATTTCCACCAGTTCCAACATTTAATGTCTGAGCTGTAATAATTCCAACATTCAAATTTCCACTACCACCAGATAAATTGAAATTAGTGGATTTTAATTCACCAGTTACTGTTAAACCATTATCAAAATATCCAGTCTCCATAAACCTTGATGTACCATCCACACATAAAGCAGTAGATGCTGTACCAGCCACCTTAAGTTGACAATCTACACCAATACTAGTACCAATACCAACTCTATAATCTGCATCAATTCTTGTCCATAACCACGATCCATTATTATCCCAATCTTCTGTCCAAATACCATCAATATTAGTTAATCTAGAACCATCACCTTCAAATTGTCCTTTGATAACACCATCAACAAATAATTTCTCTCCACAAGATGTTGAACCAATACCAACACCATAATGATCTACAACAACAATTGAAGATCCTGAGCCAACTTGAAATGTATTAGTACCAAATGAATCTGTAGCAACTCCAATTTTACTAAAAGTACTACTATTACCATCTAAAGAAGAACTAACAGATCCAAATGCATACCATCCATTATCTGAAGTATAAACCCAACCAATGCTTCCACCAGAAGTAGGGTTAGAGTTATAAACAGTATCACCAGGATTTCCAGACACTGTAGGAATTGAACTGGATATTGTATACTTTCTAGAAATATCTACATCACCTTGTAAATAAATTGAATTGGCTTCAATACCTTCATCAGATGTGGAAGTAACTTTTCTAGAGAATAATACAGGTCCTTCAAATTCTGAAAGACTACTCTTATCTGTTCCACCCTCAACTTTTAATGATTTCTCAACAATTGCTATAGATGGTTTAATTTCCTCTAAAGCTTCTTTTCCTGTAGAGAATTCATCTTCCCCAGTTATTGATAAAATTGGAGTATCGAATATCTCCTCCTTTCCATTAGTAGAAGAGATTTTTTTATTTCCAATATAATAATCACCATTACCAGTGATTCCACTATAAACAACACTACCACCATCAGTAGAAGATGATTGTGATACTAATTCCTCTCTTAATGATAAATCACGATCTTGACGTTCTGGTAAAGCTGTAGAGTAATTACCTGGTCCAAAACCAACATTCTCAAATGTATGTCCAGATGAACGTATGGATGATGGCTTTCTGAGTTCAACAGGTATTACATCAATTCTCTTAATTACACTAGCAGAAACATGACTTTCTGCTTGTGATCCGAGTACACCCCTAAACACTTTAAGAGGATTACTAGCTACTGTTGTTTTAATCCTAAAGATTTCATCATCAATTCTAAAATAATCACCAATAGCAAAATCATAATTACCAAGATTACTAACAGATACCTCATCAGTAGTTGAATTATTAATAGAACTACTGGTAGTAGTTGTTATACCAGAGTAAATATTACATGATCTTCCAGTAAATGATGATGTATAAGGTAAAATATTTCCACCTTGAGCAGTAATTCCTGGAGAATGTGCATAAATTGTACCGCTAGTGGCTGGAATAGAATCAGTAGTAACACCAACTTTCATCTGGAAAGTTGTTAAATTAACATTATTTGTAATAATAAATTCACCATTATATAATGAACTATCAGCTCCAGATATTGCTACCGAATTATTAGCTCCAAACCCATGATTCTGACTAGTAACAACAGTAGCAATACCAGTAATATTATTATAAGCTAAAGAAGTTACATTTAATGTTGGTCCAGTAATATATTGATCAGATTTAGATGTTACTGTTTGACCTATACCAATAGTAGATGAATTATCAATTGCTGATGTAGATAAAACCTGAACCATATTACTGGAAGAAATTCCACTAATCCTATAAAGTTGATTATATCCAGAAAATTCATCAGTTGATACATTAGAAACTCTAATAGTATCTGAAATATTATTTTGAATTTTAGTTACTTTAACAGTACCTGCAGAAAAACCAGTAGTAACAGCAGTTCCTGTAACTGTTAATACATCATTAACAGCATAAAGTGTACCACCATCCATTATCTGAACGTTAGTGATTGCACCTACAGAACTAACAGTAATTCTTGCTGTTGCATTAACACCAGTAGAGGAACCATTCAATGTAGCATTATAGATATTCTCAACAGCACCAGTAGCATTACCATAAGCAGATCCAGCAGTTTCAATACTAACACCAATAATTCTATTCAATCCATGATCATAAGAAGTATGAATTGTATGAGAAGTACCAGTTGGATTTGATACAATATCTTTAATACCAACACCAATTTTTAATCCACGAGTTAAATTAGATAAGGATTCTTTTGTAATACTATCCTTAGGGTCATTAATAACAACCTGACCTATAGTATCTGATAATGCATAAGAAATAGATTCCTTAGGATCATCATTTACATTATCTCTATCAAATTGTGGATAAAGATTTGTTGGCCACTGATTGAATGAATAATCAGCTGAATCGAATGGTGAAAGTGATGGTTGATTACTTGAATCTAATGCTGTTATATAATAAACACCATCTTGATTACCACCAACATATTCACTAACCTGTTCTATATCATAAATCTTCAGAGTACTATCAATTTTCTTCCTCTTAAAGGTGGGAAGTTTTGTAGTTCTACTTGATGTATTAGTATTCCAATCTCCAAGAATGGAACCTTCATCTTCTTTTTTATCAGATACTACATAAAATCCTTTTGCACTAGAAATACCAGCTACCGTATATGTACCATTATATGCAGAATTGGCAACACCAACTGGATTAGTAGAACTCATTATATTATCAATTTCAACTTCAGTACCCACTGTTAATTTGTGTGGTTTTTCAGTATAGAAAGAAGTTATTCCTACAAGATTAGTAATATCAAAATTATATCTAGCACCAGAGATGAAACTAAAGTTCCTCATCTCATCAACATTATTCATTGAAACTGAAGTTGGACTATATTGAAGTGATACTTCAGCATCAGAATCACCAGTTACATCATTAGATTCTTGAATAACAAAATTATTTTTTGGTGATCTTGCGGAAGTAATTCCACTTCCGGATGGAATAACATATAAGAATCTATAAATCTTATCAGAATTTGATCTTGTATCAGGCTTTCTGGTAATATGAGTTCTAGAAGTTACCCCATTTAAAGCATTAGCACCAACAGATACTATAGTATTATAAATTGAATTTTCGGAAGTTACAGAAGATACTCCAACATACCAATTACTTTGAGAAGAATCCCACTGAATAGGATGACCTAAATCACCACAAATTTTATCAGATACTCTACTCTCAACTGTTATAGTACCACCAAGATTATTAATATTAATATAATTACTATTAGAAGCATCTCTAACAGATTGTGCAATTCTAATTTGATTAGCACTAACTACAATTACATGATATAATGTATTACTATTAAGTCCATCAGGTAGTTTAGTATTATCACTAAACACCCTAATTGTTTCACCATTAGCTAAACCATGATTTGCTGTAAATGTTAATGTAGATCCATTAATAGTATTACCAGATGATGTTCTTTCTACAATAGAAGTTTTCTTTCCAACATCAGCAGTACCATCCATTACAATTTTAGCGTACTGTGTTATAGAGTTAATTACAACACCAATTCTCTCATCACTCTTAGCACCAACTCTATATCCTTGTATTACTGATGATGGTGGATCATATTGATTATTCTCCCCATTCAGATACAACCTCTCAGATTTACCAACACCAATAGTTTTTACAGCATCAATTGCTCCATACTCTAATTTAATATCATTATCATTGTTAGCCTTTGGTGGAAGGATATGACTGATATAACCTACATCATCTCTTCTAAATGAATCTTTCTTAAATCCACTTGCAGAAAGTGCGGTTTGGCCATAATTAGATATCGAATTATTAACTGTTATTTCACCACCACTATGACTCAAATATTGCTTAGCAAAGCCATTAGAGATAGAAGATACAGTTTGAATAATTGCATTATTCGATGCTTTAATATGATAATTTGTATATGAAGGCTTATATAATGCCTTAGAATCACTGTGAATATTATCAACAGTTGTTAAATCATCAAAAGATCCAGAAGTTTTATTATACTTTAAGAAAGCATTATCATCTTTTTGTAATCCAATACCTTCAAATTCTTTAATTAATAAAGTTTTAAATCCTGTTACCTTACTTCCATCAGCATGTAAACCACACATACCATAAAGAGTCTTCATTGATACATTATAAATGCATGGAGAAGATGAATTGATAGTATCAGTATCTAAACTAACAGTAGATCCAGCAACAGTTGGAAGTGCATCTGTAGGAACAGTTGTTGAAGAATATTTAAATGCTAATGTACCAAGATCAGATGAAGTTACTACTTCATCTACTTTAAATGAACCATTATAATTGGAATCAGAAACATCATTAACTTGAATATCAGTATCAACATTTAATCCAGGAATAGGATCAATAAGTGTTACTGTAATTTTATCAGAAGCAGTTGATCCATCTCCAGCTTTAATACTACTAATACCAACTTCACCACCAGTTGGACCAACAATACGATATTCATCAACTTTGGGTTGAATATCTAAACCAGAAGCTGGATAATCTGGTTCAATAGATCTACCAGTAGCAGGACCATAAGCAAGTCCTACTTTCTCATAGTATAAATCTAAATCAGTTCTATCTGTATAGAAATCGAGGAATTTATCATAAATGTCTGTAGAATTTACACCATCAACATACTCAAAACAAGTAAGTTTGTGATGGGAAAAATTGGGACTATATTGAGCAGTAGTGTAATCCTTATATACTAATCCATTCGGATCAGCATCAAGTAGAGAAAACTGCCAGAAATAACATCCACCAGTAATTCTAAAGATAGCACTTCTTTCAATATCATCATTTACTGGATCAGGAACATAATATGGTCTAATTTTAGTTTTACCTAAATCCTGCGCAACAATTGATACACCACGAGGAATTATAACACCACCATATATACTGTTAAGTTTGTAAAGAGTATTATCAACAGTACTAACATCAAAGTTTGTAATGGTATCCCATGGTGTGAAATCTGCTGTTGTATTACCAGCTCTTAGGTAATAATTATCAGTTCCATCTGGTATCCATCCTGGCCGGTTATCAACGTAATGGTCTCCAGGAGATAATAGAATTGTTGTTTTTCCAAATCTATCATTATCCAATCCAGACTGATATGAAAATCTAGCTGCTTCAACTAATGCCCTTTGAATAGTAATAAATGGACGACCCATTGAGTTGCCCTGATTATCAACTACATCAGTAGCATCCAAATCATTTGGACTTACATAAATTACGTTTCCGCGGACATTCTTTAAAAAATTATCTAAGCGACTTAGTGGCATCTTATTCGCACGATTGTTCTACTTCTCACTATTTATCTGCATAAAAAAACCACCAAGGCCTTGGTGGTAGCTTTCTTCCTTCACACAGGATTATTTATCATATATTCAACAGTAGTTGCTATATCATTCATAGCTTCTCTTAAATCCCCTCTTTGTCCAGATTCTTGTCTATCACCAATTCCATAATTTCTTGGATCTTTATTAATAAGGCACCAACGCCATTGTTTTGTATCTTTTGAATACCAGAGATTTATTTGCATTTTTTATTACTTATTTAGTAGGAGTGGCGGGAATCGAACCCGCAAGCCCATTACAGGCAACGGATTTTAAGTCCGCAATGTTTACCGATTTCATCACACTCCCCGATGCAGGTTGTGAGGATCGAACTCACTTTATCCGCTTTATGAGAACGGTGCATTCACCAGATTGCTAAACCTGCAGACTCAATTGGATCGCACTATCTTCTGGGATATATGTAATATCATGAAAATTACAATACTCGTTGAATGTAATTTTCATTTCCTTATTTGTTAAATTGCAATGTTTTGCTGCTTTTGGCACATTCCATTTTGCGTGGAATAACATTTCCATTGCTTCCCTTGTTTCAGGTCTCATAATGATTAGCAACCTTCATTATTTTGATGTGCATATACCTCTTCATCTACAGGAATCATTACTGCTGTTACTTCTCCATTCGTTATTCCTATATGCTCTCCATTATCTACACGAATAATCATCTCATCCCATCTTTCTTGAAATTCTTCCACAGTATAAATTTCCAATTTATTCTCCACTAGACACTGGATCTGAATATACCAAAACCTTTTCAGGAATAAAAGCTCTAACTACCTCTAAAACATCCATAAATTGATCAACACTTTCACAATCTACATGCCTTTCATCACCTTCATTTGAATAGAGACTAATTCTTCTCCTCATAGTATTAACTACACATCGTACAATCCATTCATCATCATCACTTTGGACTATAAAATTTTCTTGTTTAAAATCCATACAATCCGTTGTATTACTCATATATTATAACAGATTTGATGAAGAGAATCAAGTGTTTCCACCCACTTACTCTTCTGTCACATACTTCTCTCCAAATACCTGATAGAAGCACCTTATTGGGATTCCAGCCTTAGCCTGTAGTAATATTTCTGATGAGGAATACCTTTTTACAATTATATCCTGATGAGATCCCATTGGGGTTATTGATACCGTAATAGTAAGTTCATCAACCAATTCTACCCATTCTTCAGGCAGTTTAATAATATTCTCATGCACTAACATTCCATGAGCCATTAAAGTATTATCCATTAATTCAACCTCCTAAGGATCAATAATATCGGGATGTGTATCTATGTAGTTATCAAGTGACTCATATTCATCAATTTTTCTCAACTCTTCACCTATAGTCATTCTTATACCCCATATCTGCTGTTCATAAGAATTTCTTTCAATTCTTAACGCATTACCAGCACCCACAATACTATTAAATGTCCCAACATCTGATGAAAAAGCAGATTCCTTACTATTTCTAATACCAACCTTAGTAGTAAGGTTCACTTCTTCAGCTGAACAAGCTGGCAAATCTTGATATAAGGTACTTCCAAAGAAACTAGTTTGAATTATTCTTACAGCACCCTCTGCTGCAAGACTACCATTTAATAAAGTTGGACCTGTATCAAACCCAACCCTATAGTAAATTCTACCAGCTCCAACTTGAGGAGGATCAACTTTATCATCATCATCTAATTTCTTCCGAACTTTAGAAGGAAGATTATCTGTCCTATTTTCTGGTCTCCAACTTTGAGTATTTGATGATATACCTGAATTATCATATTGGACAAATGTTCCTACTCCAAGAGGACCTGAACCCGTTATTCCTATTGTCTGTGGAGACATTGGATTTTTAGCCCATGGAATTTTATAGTCACTATAGGTACTAATAGAAACAGGATCATCAGATACTGTAAAAGTAACATACTCCCCAGCTGGTGGCACAGAAGCAAATCCAACAGTCAATGTATCAAGAATGATAGTTGTAACTTCTGTCATTGTTGTTGCCGTTCCAACAGTACTGATTCCCGTTAAATCAACTACCGTCGCACCAAAACCAGCAATAGTATTATGAGTTCCAGAAATTACACCATCTTTTTCACAAGTAACTAACTGACCAATTTCAAAACCTTCACCCAAACCTTGAGAATTTGGTTGCATAATAGTTAAAATAGTACTACCAGTACCAACAGTACCAATAAAAGATCCTACAGTAGTATCTCCAATATCTTTAGTCCATGGTTCATCAAAATTTTTCATTCCATGGAAAAAATCAACTTCAAATCCATACTTAGAATCTAAAGGTAAAGTTGTCACACCACTAACACCACCATTATAAAGAGTTAAAGAGGTATTAGGTCCAAGAGTACCAGTACCAGCATAACCAACTTCATTCAACTTGGTACATTGAAGAGTCCATTGTTCTGGTGTTGCACCTTGGCCAGAACCCTGAGCAGTTGTATGTCCAACTACTCTCCAAAACAAATCAGTCCAACAACCAGCGGTTATCCTAGCCTTATATGCTTGGTCTACATCAAGAATTGTAGTATTAACAGCTTCAATCTCTTTAGAAGCATGAGCATCTACTCTAAGAATAGCATCATCCCACGGCTCTTTTTTAGTATCAAGTAAAACTATATTATCCCCCATCCAAGCAATTTCTTCTTTTTTGAGAGTTATTTTTGCTTGAATATCTGTTATTAAACCAGCCATTTAATTATCCCTCCTATCGTAATGATAACCAGCGATTGAGTGTTCTGATTGATCTCCTGGATAATCTGCTGGTGATTCTCCATCATAAACAACATGCAAAGGTGGTCTAATTCTATTAACCCATATCTCATAATGACAATTTGGTACACTACCATCCTCACATTTAACAACTACTCTTCTTCCATACGGAATAGAATCAACATATAAACTTTGTGGTCTTCCAAATGCAGTCATTGTAACTGTAATTGTTTCTGGATCAACCAACCCATTCCAATATTCTGGTAAATCGATAATATTTTTATCCTTTAAGTGTCCTCTAATATAAATTGCAGATTCAGGTCCCTCAACACAAATATGTCTTACCCTCTTTCCTTTTTTTATAGGGTGTGGGATATCAAATCCTTTATCTATACTACATTTCCCCTGAACATTACCAACAACATTACCAATCAACTTGGGTGCAGTTATAACACCAGATTTTAATGAGCCATTAATAACTGTGGTTCCATTAAAAACCTTAGAACCAGATCTACACTCAGCACCAGCCTGGGCTTTATCAGAAGATATTATTTCAGATCCTGTTAAATTCTTAGATCCGACAAAATTTTGAATACCAGTATGATTAAAAAGACCACGCCAATCAGTAACAGGACAAATATAACTATGTAAAGTATCAACTATCGTATTAATAACACTAGCATTGATAGTTATTCCAACAGTCCCCATTTTGGGATCACCAAGCATAATATCAAGTGGATTTGGTGCAGCTGCCCTTGCTGTGTTTTTAGTAGTTACTTTGAATATTGATAATTGTGTCGGAGAATCAGGTATGTTAACTCCAGGAGATAACATAAAGGTAGCTTCTGGTAATCCAGGAGTAGGATAAGCTTTTGGATCACCAATAAGAACTGGACCCTCCATATAAGCAGAACCACGCATCCTTAAAGGACCAATACCAAGGCAAGGAATACCAACAAGTGGTGGTGTATCTCCAACTATCAACTGTTTCGTTACATGTGCATCTAAGTGTCTCATCCTATTAAACCTCCACCGCTTAAAATCCCTGTTGCAAGTTCAAATTTTGTTGGAAACTTTGAAGTCTTAATTGATGTAGAAGCTTCTACACAATCTATAAAACCACCGTATATATTTGTCATACCCTTACCAATAATTTCTACAGATTTTTCAGATTCAAATCTAGCAGTCACTGTTCCATTTATTACAACAGTCTTAGCCTTAATATCAACCTTTTCATTAGCAGAAATCTCAATGGTTCCTGTTTTATTATCAACACCATCATTTTTTATTAAAATATCACGGGCTTCTAAGACTATTCTACCATGAGGTGCGCTCAAAACTATATCACCATTTTCCGCATCAAATTTAATAGCAGGTTGATTATGAGCCTTACAATTCTTTCCTGCTTCTACAGTAAATTGACCAGGAGAATTGCATGATGTACTATTTTTAGGACCTTCATCACCAGTAGCTCTTAATTGAACATAATGCGGATCTGGGGAATGGGAATTTATCAATCTCCAAGATATTACCTCGCCTTCATAAAGACCAGATTCAACCTTATAATTTCTAGTTGACTTACTCATTTATTTACAGGAATGACATTCATTATTCATATTTTTAAAAGGATGTTTACCAACACAATCTACAACTGTAAGAACACTTTCCATAGATATTGGAGATTTAACCTTACCTTTTTCTATTTTATCTACACAGAATCTTGGTTTTAATATTGCATTAAATCCAGTATCAGATTCTATGTAAATTCTTGGAAATTCTTTGAATCCCTCACCAGAAGAAACAATTTTAACTGATTCAACTCTACCAAAGCTATCATATTTAGCTTCCAATACAGCCCCATTATTTGGTTCTATAACTACCTTATCACCTTCTTTATAATTCTGACCAGGATTTTCAATCTCAATACCACAAATATAAAGAATTACTGAGTAGGAATCATCACTAGATGTAATACTACTTGATAGTGGTGTTGAATAATCAAATTCTGGTGTAGTAAATGTACCAGTATCTACAATTTCATGTTCTCCCGAAATCACTTCACCAGTACTAGTAGGAACTTCTGTTCCTGGTGGTACAGTTACTGTATCTCCAGGAACAACTGATACCACATATCCTGGTGGAATAGGTACTTCATTTGACCCATCTGGATGAGTAACAACTGTATAATCAGGATAAGACCAAACCCTACCATCACCACCCTGGCTACCATCCGGTGTTGATATGTAACCTGATCCTGGATCGTAAACAACAACACCAGTCACTCCACTCTGAGTATTACCATTATCATCAATATAATCTCCCACTATAGGAGTAATTACTGCACCATTACCTATACCACACTCATCTAAAACATTACCACGTGCTGTATCCTGATCAAATCCTACACCAAAACTAATCATATCAATACCCATAACATGACCAGTTGCTCCAATAATTAAATTACCAGCTGCTCCCCATCCATTACCACCCCAGAACTGAGCAATTGGTGCACCACACCAGATAGCACCAGTAAAACAAGCATTGGCATCATCCATTATTTCATCAAAATCTATACTATAATCCGGAAGATTTTCAGTATCGATAGCAGAAGTTATAGTACCAGCAAAGGCTTCAGCTTTTGAAATAATTGAATCAATATCAGATTTAGTTATTGGCTTAAGACCATTATACTGCGACCATTCAGTAGATGTCATGCAATCTGGTTTTTCATCACATTTCAAAAATGATAGTATCTTGGTGATAAGACCCAACACACTAGTTCCAATACTAACAGCTTGACCAACAATCGATGAAATAAGGCCCATTATATAATCAAGAGTATCTTGTATCATATCACTTATACGACCCAAAATTCCTCCTATAAGATTTTCAATAAAACATTCAGCTGCATTAACTAATCTATTAACAGCATCTAAAAGGATATTTTTAACCATATCCAATAACATAGCTATTATTTTTTTGAATAAACAAGCTAAAAGTTCAAGACCAGTATCAACAGTATCTTTTAATTTACTTTGATCAGAAGGATATAAAATATCATAACCTTTAGCAGCCGCTTCGGTTATTAATCTTGTTACATGTTCTTCTAATTGATTAATTACCCACTTTATAGCTCCGACAATATCTTCTGCTTCTCCTTCAATCTCAATAGTGGTAGCTTTTTTAATTGCCTCATCAGCATTACCTCTAAATTCTACTAATCCACTTTGTATTTGTGCATTAAACCTATTAATATCCCTCTTAGATTTTTCAACCTTTGCTATAGCAGATACAATACCTTTCTGAATTTTTCCTAAAGGAACTGGTTCACAATGCCTACTTTGTGGAATCGGTTTATTTTGTTTAGCTTGATCAGTAGATTCTTTTTGTTCCTGTGTTATAATAGAACCATCAGCACCATGTATTATTAATGCAGTGGTGGAAGGTTTATTACTTCCTTCTTGTGATTCTGATTGTTCATCAGGACTGCCAGGCGTATTTTTTACAGCAGATCTGGGTACTGTTGGAGTTCTTGGATCGGCAGTATATTCTCTGAAAGAATTGGCTGGAACAAATCTAGAATTAGAAGTCCAATTTGGAACCTGTTGAAATTGATTATAACCAATACATCCCATAATTACAGGAACTTGTGCATCCTCACCATCTAAAAAGAATCCAAATACAAATGTACCACCACGTAGTCCAGAACTTTCCCAAGAACCAGAACCACCACCAGCAGTTACTGGATACATCTGACTTGCCCACGGCAAATCATCATCAGGCAATTCACCGGGATCAGCAGTATGATACCCCATGATGCGGACTTTACACCTTTCACCAAATCCAGCTATAGATGTGGTATCATCTTGTGGTTGAGGAGGAGCATTTTTATCCCAACTCTCTTCCGGAGCTACCTGACCTATCCACCATATAAAACCGTCACGTCCTACAAAATGTCTTTTGAATAAACCCTGTTCTATCATGTTTTCTTACCGAAAGAATCTCTAATCAATCCAAGACTACTCAAACATTCGTTTGGACCAATCTTATGACATACATGTGCTACTATATATTTACCACTGGTAAATTTATTTGTTTCATCCTTCCCATCTTGCATAACCTGTGGGAAAGTACATTCAACTACATCACCAGCCCTAATACTAAAATCACCAGGAATAATAATATCAGTCTGAATAGTAAATAGTTGATTATATCTCATAATAGACTGAGACATTGTTTTCTCAGCATCATAATTTGCTTTTGGTTTATCCTTAGGTGTAGATTTTAATTGAGCATCTTGTGTTTTACCTGAAGGAAGAGTACCATAATCTAAAATATGATTCATCAATCTAGATGGTGATTTAGTATACTCCTTTGATATATTAAAATAATCTCCAGCTGGATTTATTTTCTGTTTTTGATATTCGATATTATATTCAACAGTTTTATAATTCATACTTAAGAAATCAAAAAATAAAGATCTATTATTATAGGTACCTAAAGTCATATTTTGATGCAAATCAATCTCCCTACTAATACCGTAGCTTACAATTTTTCCATCATAATCTCCATTTTTCGGAATATCTGCTGTATCATTGTATATAAATTTCCTTTTAACCTTACCTTCAAACAATTTATCAATAGCCTTAAAATGAAATCCATCCCTAGTCTGATAAAATAGATATCCAGCAGCTCCACCAATTCCAGCAGCATTTCCATCAGCAGTAGATTCTGGAACTGATTTTGATGCTAACCAAGTACAAATATAAAAAGGTTTTCTATCATTACCAATAAAATTATAAGGTATTGCGGTTTTATCAACTTCTATAGAATCTGATGGTATATTCAATAAACCTAATATTTTTATAATATTATCTGATATCTTACCATCATATCTTTTAACTACTCTCACTTGCTCATTTCTAAAATATTCTTGTGAAGTAAAGTCGATATAATAATTATCCTTCAATGTTTCGGGATTAATATCTCTAACTCTATTAACATATAAAGCTTTACTATCACTAAATTCTAATATCTTTCCTTTTGAGTCTTCTATTTTAATATCAGCTCTTTCTCCACCTTTAATTGGAAGACCATCTAATGCCCCCTTAGCATTATTTTCTCCTTTTTTATTTTCATTCGTATAACCAGTTTCAATTATAGTAGCAGTTGCCGTAACCTTATTTGAAAGAATACTTTCATAATAATTAAATTGTACTGCACCACCTACCATATCAACAGCATCATCTGTAAAAGCGGAAGATATCTTAAATTCTTTAATTCCATTTGGATTTTCTATTTGTGACATTATCCCTGCTTATATAAAAATCCCACAAGTTGAGATTTGTAATAACTATTTAATATAGATTTAGAATCCATAGCTAAAATTGGTAACGATGAAGATTCACTACCTGATTGATAATATCTATCTGGTAAAGTAACCACAATAGTATTACTATCATCACCACCATTTTCGTATGATGCATAAGTAGATACCGATGATGGAGAAGATGATTTTGAAGAAGATCCTGTTATAGAAGAAGAATTTCCTGATGATTGAGAATTAGGAGATATTTGTGTACTATTATCTGGTGTTGAAATAGGAAGATTCTTTGTAACTTTAGCAGAAGCCTCTGCTTTAGTAACACTACCATCACGATTAATATCTAAACCAGAATTTTGTCGATATGCTATACCAGTATACCCTTTCATTGCCCCTTTACCAAAGAGAACAAAATTCTCAGATTTTCCTACAGCAGCTGGGAAAAGAACAGCCATATAAACATCAGATAGAGAACCACCTGTTATTCCTTTATTTGAAAAATACTTATCAACATATACCATCTGTTCTGCTCTTGACATCTTCGCCAATGCATCAGTTGTAGTTCCCAATCCTCGTGCTGTAGATGGCATAAATTGAATCAGTCCTGTAGCACCAGAACCAGCCATATTTTTTTGTGAGGGACTAAAAGAACCTCCCGTTTCAAATGACATAACAGCATAAAGATAATCTTCAGGAATATTATATTTCTTTGCCATTGCAGTAACAGCAGAAGTAAATGCAACATCATTTCTCACTTTAGATGGAATTTGACCTGGTGCATAAGAAGCAGGTCCAGAAGGTCCAGAATCATTAAAATTATTATTCCCATTCTCCTCAAATTGATTTTCAGATTCACCTTCCATTCCAAGAAATGATGTTGCTGCAGATTTCATCGTATTAACAAAACCATCAGGAAAGAAAGATTTCAATAACAATGGTCCACCGAGAAAATTGTTAAAATCAAGAAAGAACCCAATATCTGGTATTTCTTTACCCATCAGCAAACTAAGAGGACCAAGCATCACTTTCAGTGCTATTTTTAATTTTTCCCAAGATCCTCCTAAAAAGCCTCCTATCAAAGGAATATCTTTAAGAACACCAGGTGGATCTTTAGGAAAATCTGGTATCTTAATCTTAGGTAAAGCTTCATAAAATCTTGAGGCTCCCCCACCAACCCATTCTAAAGCTTCCTTTCCTCCTTGAAGAAGCTCCAAAAGTTTCTGTTTAAGCCTATCTCTTGCTCCTGCCCAGTCGCCCTGCACCATTCCTTGAAAAAGTAAATCACCAACAAATTCACCAATCATTTCACCCATTACCATTCCAACAACAGGAATGGGTATAGCTAATCCTATTGCACCACCTATTGCAGCACCAAGTGTCTTAAATAAAGTTTGTTTAATACCTTGTGCAGGATCCAATAAAGATAATGCCGCGACCATAAGAGGTCCAATTACTGGAATTCTAATCGGTGATCCTTGTAATACTTTACCAAATTGTGCAAATATTTTCGCATTTGCAGCAAGAAATTTGGCTGGTCCTTTTCCAAATATCTTAAGTATCATTCGGTTTGGTTTAAATCCACGTCTAAAAACATTACTACCTTTAATCTTTGCTAATGAAGATTGTGGTTTGGATACAATTCTACCTTTTTTTAATGCTTTCTTTACATCCGCATTCGCTCTTCTTGCAGCATCAGTAGGAGACTTTCCATTGGCTCTAGCATTTTTATAACTATTTTCATATAAATCAGCTGCAGAATGACCATGCAATTTTTGAATTCTTGAACCACCCTTAGTTCTTCCACTTGGTGAAGTTTTTCCAGTCCTAGAATAACCACCAGGAGTTATTCTAGGACTCCCTGGAAAAAGTTTTCTGTTTGTAGAACCCAATCCTCTTGCCACTGATGGCAATACACGCCTTCCTATACTTCTTCCTATATTTGTTACTGACTTAACAATCTTTGATGTCCAGTTAAATAATGTATTTCCAACAAACTTCAAAGTATTAAATATCAAACCACCAGCAAATCTAAATGGTGCTGTAATAAGTTTTAAAGGACTTAAAAGTAAACCAAGTCCTCTAAGAGCTAATTTTATGAAAAATTTTGGAATTATAAGTTTATATAAAGCAGCCCTTATCAACCAAAATATATTCCCAGAATTCAAACCACCACCAGATCCAGTAATATCCTTAAAGAATTTAGTAATTTTATCAAAATTCTTTAAACCTAAATTAACAAAAGAACCAAGAATGGTCATTCCAACGAAATTCAATATCCAATCAAAAATAGATGAGGCTGGCTTTGAAATAAAGCCGGGTACAGAAAATCCTTTTCCCTTTTTATTACTTTTAGATTCTAAATTATCTTCCTTTTTCCTTCTCTTTTCAGCATTAGATATCCTTTTCTCAGCCCTATTCTTCTTAACCTCATTTGCATAATCTGTTAATAATGTATTCTTGATACCATCAGTAGTAGCCAGAATACCATTTAACTGATCAACAATATTAGAATATCCAACTCCCTTACCAACTTTAGTTTTTTTAATATCCTTCGATGCAATCTCAACACCTACTTCAGTATTAGATCCTCCACCAACAAACTTCTTAGCAGATTCTTTTTTATAGGATTTTACAATTCCTTTCTCTACTTCATTTTTATCTAAAGCAGATGATCCTTTTTTAATAGTAGATAAAGCGGAAGATATAAGACTCATTATCCTACAATGTTATAAATTGATTTAATAACAATTAATTCAGAATTGGAAGAATCTGTTGATGAAAAATTGGAAGGAACATTTTGATTTGCATCAGCACTAGAATTGGATTGGTCACCACCATCACCACCACCAACAAATACTATTCTTGGACCACTACCACCAGTAGCTGAAGCTCTTGAAATTGAAGAACTTAAGGTATTATTTAAGTTTATTGATCTAAAACCACCTTCACCAGCAGAATACTTATCTAAATCACCAAAACCTCTAGAAGTACTAGGTTTGTATTGACCCTTAACTAATCCTTGATAAAAACTTGTAGGATTAATGAGATTTGGTCCCCTATAAAGTTCAAAATGTAAATGAGTACTATTCCAATCAGGTGACTTACCAAGAGCCCTCAACTTACCAATCTGTTCTCCTGGCGCTACTGAATCACCAGGTTTTTTCATTGGATGCATATGCACATATCTAGATTGAAATCCATCCCCATGATCCAACATTAATCCAGATGTATAACCACTAGTTTGATATTTTTCAGCCAAAACTTTAGAATTTACTGGAGCATAAATGGGTCTTTCTGGATCACTCTTATAGGGAGCATTTTCTGTAACATCCATCCCAACATGACCCCCATAAGATCTTGGATCACCAAATACTTGTCCATGTTGTCCTTTATAACTTCCTTCTGGAAATGGACTTACAGAACCACCACCACTCATTCTTTGTATAGGTCCACTACCAAAAGATGATATATTGGTTCCTCCACCTTCTTTATTCATAGAAAGTAAATTATCACGACCCCAATGATCCACAGCCTTTTTACTCATAACCACTTCACCAGGCTGAGCAGCAATCAATTGAGTATCTGGTCCCATACCAGTAATTTTTTTCCCACTATTAGATGTTACTCCACCACCAGCGAGTTTTTGAACTTTATCATCATCTTTTTCCCAACGTTCTATTTTCATATTTTCCAGCCAATCTGGCCTTTCTATATGTTCCATTCTTTCAGGTTTTCCAACTGGTTCTAAATCAACTCCAGGTAAATTACTAACAAGAGATCTTATATCATTCATCCTATCATATAAAAGTCCAACACCATTATTAATTCCATCTATAAGAAGATTAAGTGGAGCAACAAAGAAATTAAATATATTCTCCATTAACCCATTCAAAAAATCAATTATACCATTAACAAAATCCCTAAGAGGTTTTAAAATAATTTCTGGATCCTTTATTATCTCTAATATTTTATTTACAGCAGCTCCCAAAAATGTCCACTTCAAGAAATTCCAAATAGAATCCCAAAAAGACTTAACAGGTTTCATAACCTTTGAAGCTATATTTTTAACAGCCGCAATACCCTTATTTTCTAATTCATTTTCTCTTTTATCTCTTTTAGCAGCATTTGATATTTTAAAACCCACTCTTTGTTGAGTTCTTTCAATTTTATTCTTTTTATTTAAAATATCAGCAATTCTATTAATACTATTCTGAATACCATTAATAGAATTTGATATAGACTCCCAAGGATTTTTTGCTTTTGAAACATTCTTTACACCACCACCATCCATTTTACCGGAAGGAAGTATTTTTTCATTATCAAGTTTAGTAAATTGTGTTCCACTAAGAAGTTTTTGTTCTCCACCATTAACAAATTTCTTTGCTCGTTCCTTTAATCCTACTTTAAATCTACCCTTCTCACCTTTAACCCTTTTCCATTCATCTTTAATATCACTAGCATCAGCACTATCAACTTTCTGACCCATACGGTCAGCAGTCATTCTCTCTCTTAGAAGAGATATATACTCATCATAATCCATCTCAGCTTCATAGTCAAAAATACCAACCAAATTTAATATTTTTTGATCAATTTTTTCGATTTTAGCCATTTTGTTGTTTGTGCTTTTGTTCTTCTTCCTCTAAATGCTGCTGCAAAAGGGAAACATATACATCACGTTCCCAAGGCATCATATTTTCAATCTCTGTTAATGAGTATTTATGATACTGCATTAGAGCAAAGTTAAGCTTAAAATAATTTGCAAGGTCCATATGGACCATGCCTATCCGAAAAAACTTGATAACCCTTCTAAAACAACATCACTTGTTACTTTTGTATTTGGATTCTTTACTTTAATTGTATGAGATAATTTTGGCATAGTATTAAAGAATTTTTCAATTTCTTTAAATTGTAAAGAATTCATTTGCTCAAGAAAATCTATCATTTCTTTTTTAGTCACATCACTAGAAGACCAAACCTCTTCTTCACTATAAATTTTATCAATACAACTAGAAATTAACTCAAATGATTTATCCATATCATTTACTTCATTAAAATCAAAATTAGTCTTAATGAATTGTTCTAGTGATGGGTACTTCATTTCCATCATCAAAACATCATCAATCTTAATTTTCTTAGTATGGTCCTTATTTTCCTGAACCTTAATATCATCAACATCAATTTTAATTTCAACAGGAGTTGTTTCATCATCAGGAGCAATAATATTTAATTCAATCTCTTCTCCAACAGATTTACCTCTAATATTAAGAAAAAGAAATTCAATATCAAAAGTTGGAAGTGTTTCTACCTTAACACCCTTTGTAGAAATACAATTCTTCAATACAGTCTTAATAGCTGTTGTAATCTGCTTGGTATCCTCACTCTCAAGAGCAAGAACTAATAATTTTTCTTCTTTAACTAAAAATGGTCTATACTTAATTTTTTGTTTTGTAGAAGGCAATTCCAACTCATATGTTGGTGTAGCAATTGTTGGTAAAGGCATAATATCTTTATAAAGATTTCAGTGTGTTTATTTATTAGGTGCTAAAAACACCAGAGAATGCATTAACATTTCCACTATTTCTAATCTCGTTCGCTTCAGAGAGAGTTCCAGAACCAGTTAGTCCAAGACTAGTGGTTCCTCGAATATTACTATTTGTTGCAGCATCCAATCCTGCTTCCAATCCTGCTTGTTGTTGCAGTATAAGATTTGATCCTGCTGATGACTCCGGCGGTGGTGCAGTATCACGACCCCTAACATAACGTACAAAGGACATAGTAACAACACATCTTAAAATTTCATTACTATTATTATAATTAACACCCATCCTATCAATAGATTCTGGATATGCTCCCAAAAATTTATATTCTAATGATGGACCCTTAGCATCTTTTTCAAATTTTGTTAAGAACATATCAGCCCTATAACCTCTGGGCCCGTCAGGGTATTTCATCCTATAACCAAAAGACATATCAGATGTAGATACATTATTATTAATATAATCCATCCATCTATCAAAGAAATCAATTACCTTATACTCCCTATCCACCATAAAAGTAAGGGGAATTTTTTGAGTATAAGATCTACGATAAGCAAACCTTTCAGTAATACCAGCATAATCATTCGACTGTTCATGAGTCATGAATGATGTTCCAGGTAGTTCTGCACTTTCACATAAAAGTTCTATATTTTCAGTATCATAGTCATTATATCTAATAGGTAGATTACCAAATTTAATTTGATATACAGAAACCTGAGCAAGATTCATAATCCTACTCTTTAAACTAGACGTTTTAATCTTATTAGGTCTTGGCCCAGCCATCTATAAATATTTTTATACTATTACTATGTAGGTAAGATGCCTAGTGATTCTAAATATACACAAGGAAAATTTCGTCCAAGAAATCCTAAAAAGTATTTGGGAAACCCAAACAATATCATTTATAGAAGTAGTTGGGAATTAGAATTTTTAAGGTGGTGTGATAGAAATATTTCTGTGTTGGAATATGCATCAGAAGAATTTTCAATTCCTTATGTATCACCTATTGATAATAAAGTACATAGATACTATCCTGATTTTTTAATGAAAATTAAAGAGTCTGATGGAAAAATAAAAAAATATGTAATTGAAGTAAAACCTAAAAAACAAACGGAACAACCAAAAAAGAGAAAAAGAATTACAAAATCATATATCTATGAATGTCAAACCTACGCAAAAAACCAAGCTAAGTGGGAAGCTGCAAAAGAATTTTGTAAAGATAATTCTTTAGAATTTAAAATAATAACAGAAGATCAATTGTATGGAAAAAAATTACCTAGAAAATCCAACAAATAGATTAGATAAACACGTCACTGAAATAGCCGCAATGACTGATGTTGATGATATGATGACGGCTATTATAGAAATCCTTTCAGAAACTACACCAATTCCTGATGTTGGAAAATACTATACCTTTATATACGACCCTAAGACATATAGAATAGAATATGACCAATTCCCACTAATAGCTACAACAGGTTTATTCAAATGGGGATTTAGGGGAATGAATTATCACTGGCCAGGATTTCATAATTATGATTGGTTAAGAACAATAGGAAATTTACATATTGTATATCCAATGGAATTAAATGACTTACGTTCCATTCCATATCAAAATTTCAAGATAAATAATTAAATAGGAATCTAAATACCCAATGTCTGATAGTACCGAAATAAAAAATATTCATACCTTTGAAGGAGTGAGAGGTAACTTGGTGACTAATAAAACAACTGGAGAAACTAAATTTTTTGAAATAAAATCTGATGGTAATAATGGCAATCTTTATGCCACAATGAAAGCTGATACATTTGTTCCAGAAAATGCCTTTACATATGCTCATAATGTAGCAAACAAAGGAAATTTAACAGTACAAGAATTTAAACGTGAAAAATTTTATAATAGCGGTGTAGGAAGAAATTCTATAGAATATACTATGAAATCTGTTACAAAAACTATCATTGAAACATCGAGTAATTACTCATCACCAGAAGAACAAGCCAGAGTACAAAAAATTGCCTATGATAACAAAACCCCAGGAGGTGTATCTGGAGATAATAGGATCAATCTTGCTGGGGAGGTGGTTGTGATAGAAAACCTAGAACAATTTACCGATACAGAAAACGAACCATTAGCTAATGCTTCAAAAGAAGATAACAGTATTACAAATGCAATAGAAGGTGAAGATGTTGTAAAAGTAGGTGGAAAAAAAACTTATTACAAATATCCATTAAACTTATCTGAACAGTTTCAAGCTAATTTCGATTTTATTCAATTAACTGCATTCGATTATAAACCACCAGGATTGAATACTATTGACAACACAAACTATGGTGCAGGTGCACCAAGACCTGATGCAGAAAAAGAAATTTGGGAAACTTATCAACTCCCAATGGTTCCAGGAAAAGGAGAATCACAATCAACTTCTTGGGGCAGTGGAGAACAAAATGCTCTTCAATTAGCCATGGCTGGTCATTCTAGTAAATTTATGAGCGATCCGAGTTGGAACACTTTAAAGGAAGTGTTTGTTAACATGGGAGATGATTTTAATAAAATTATCAAAGATCCAAGTACACAAAATGCACTTACATCATGGTTTGCTGGAAAAGCTGTTGGTGTTAGTGGTCTTATAAAAAGACAATCTGGTATGGTTATTAATAATAATATGGAATTATTGTTTAATGGCCCAAAGCTTAGAACATTCAAGTTCAATTGGCTTCTAACTCCAAGAAGTGAAAATGAATCCAGACAAATTAGAGCAATTATAAGATCCTTAAAAAGGAACATGGCACCCCAAAGATCCACCTCTAATCTATTCCTAAAAGCACCAAGAGTATTTGACGTAAAGTATATAATGGGGGGCAGGGATTCCCAATCAGATCAACTCCACCCATATCTAAATAAATTTAAGACATGCGCTTTAACTGATCTTGATGTTAAATATGGTGATGGATCATCTAATACCACTTACGATGGAGGTTCCATGACTCAATATACAATTAATCTATCTTTAAGTGAATTGTCACCAATATATGCTGATGAATATGATGGAGATAGTGATGATCTTAATACATCAACAACAGGTTATTAATAAATGTCAAAACCATATTTCAGATACATACCAGAATTCGATTACATAAGTAGAGAATCTAATTCAAAAAATATATCAGACTATATTAGAGTAAAAAACATATTCAAAAAAGCTGAAATAAATCAAGACATATTTAAAGATTTGTCTAATTTTACAAAATACAAAATTGTAGGTGATGAGAGGCCAGACAATATTGCATATAAAGTATATAATGATCAGAATTTAGATTGGTTAATACTACTTTCTAATAATATTTTAAATGTTGAAAGTGAATGGCCACTAAGCCAAGAGTCATTCCACAATTACTTAATAAGTAAATATAATACAGAAGAAAATTTCCTTGGTGTTCATCATTATGAAACAACTCAAATATTGAATAGTGAAGGTAAAATCATTATTAAAAAAGGTTTAGAAGTTCCTAATGATTTCAGTATGACATACTATGATAATGGTATTGAAATAATAGCTAATAATTTTACTGTTGGTATTACAAACTATCAATATGAAACTAAAATAGATAATGATAAGAGAAATATTTACATATTAAAATCCAAATATATTAATACCATAATTAATGATATGGAATCTATAATGTCATACAAAAAAGGAAGTAGTCAATATGTTTCTAAGAATTTAGTAAAAGGTAGTAATGCAAGACTTTATAATTAAAAAAGGAGGAAGAGTTAAAAACCCCCCCTCCCTTTATTTTAAGAATCAGCTAATTTTTGAAAATAGCTTAGAGTATCATCATCTTCATCTTCTGATGGGGGTGATTTTTTACTTTTAGCAACACTCTTCTCAAGTTTCTTCAATACTTCCTCATCTGAAACTCTTTTGGTTTCAATTTGAGAAGTAGTATCATAATCCAATTCTTCACTGGTAACTTTCTGATTATTACTCTTATTTCCAAGAACATAATCAAGCCTCTTTTTCAATTCATCATAAGTTTTGAATTGATCGGGAGCAGTAATAGCAGATAAAGAATATTGTTTCTTCCAAAGTGCTTCAAGTGCTTCATCATCCTCTAATAGAGGAGTTTGATTATCAAATTCGGACTTATCATAATTCCAGTAACCATCTTTCTTCTGAAGTTTCAGTTTAAAGTTAGCACCTTCCCAAAAATCAAAAGGATTAATCGGTGATTCATCCTCAAATTCTGGCTGCATCACATCCATAATTTTATCAAAGATTTTTCTTCCATACTTATAAAGAAAAACTTTGCCCTCATTCTGAGGATTGGTAGGATCTTTAACAACATAAATGTTACTATAGAAACTCAGCTTACGCTTTTGTTTGCGTACAGTATCTTTATCCTGTTCACTACCACTATTCCACAATTCTCTATTCAAATCACTAACAGGATCCTTACCTGAGATAGTAGTGAGAGAGTTCTCAATATACCATCCACCAGGACCTTGAAATGCATGAGTAAACAATTTAGCCCAAGGCAATTCTTCTCCATCAACAGCAGGAAGAAATCTAATAACAGCATAACCATTACCTGATTTATCCATCTCTGGTTTCCAAAGACGTTCATCAGAATTACTTCCAGAACTATTCATCTTTTCAACTTCTTTTACCAATTTATTGGTAAGAGAGCCCAATGAAGATGCCTTTTTTAAGTCGCTAAAACCCATTTGTACCTCGTATTCGTTGTATTTGGTCTGTATCCCTTAGCTTAGTTTATGAGGATTAGGTAGCCTCATGATTCTATTATAACAGATATATCATTCTTAGTCAAGTGAGGCTTTCAACCTTCTAATAACATCATTCATATTCTTAAAAACTTGAGAAAAATCAGTATCCCTAGAATATCCCAATGAAGAAGCCCCTTCAATAATTTGTTGCTTCATAGCTTTTGCTTCAGGATCATCAGACATATTCAATCTAAAATAAAGTATCTCTTGTTTTTTTAATAATTCTTCCAAGAGATTAATATGTTCTATCTTTTCCGACTTATTCATATTTGGGACAGAAAAAACATCAGAATATACCTTTTCCTGAAGTTCAGCTATTCGATTGATTTCCTCTTGAACTATCTCTGATTGAAAAAATGTCATATCTAATCCAGAATAATTTTTTTTAATATTTTCTTATAGTTATTTACATCTATATTCAAAAAGGAAGAATATTTTTTAATCTTTAAACTTACGGTTTCCCACACAGGATCTTTCAATTTCTTATCAAAATCAGAAGCATATTTTAATATTTTATCATATATTACCATAGTCTCTATACTAACCTCATCATTTAAAAACATTTTTAAAATAATAGGATGACCATTAGAACAATCAAATACATCATCTACCTTATTAGATGAAAATATATTCTCAGACTCATCTCTAAAGACATAAGATAGTGATTGAACTTTTCTTTTCCAATCTGTATATTCCTTCTCACCATTCCTCATAATCTCACCAATCCATAAAGTTTGTGGATCAGTGGTACTTACAAAGTTAGAAACAAAGAAATCTAATACTTCATTATCCTTTTTCTGTCTACTAAGGCGCTCAAAGAAAATCCTATCCTTTCGCCTATAAAAGGATTTTAATGATGCTCTTGATTTACCACAATACTTATGATAGTCATAGTTTTCTCTTGTAAAATGATTTTTTAATCCAAGATAGGATTTATAGGTCTCAAAAGGGTTCACCTTAATCATTAGATAGGAAGCTTAGCTAGTGAAGTTCTTTTCAGGAAATTTAATTCCATAGCTTCACATTTAATCTTTTCCTTCAATGGTTTAGATAATAATTTAGGTACTGATTCCACATCTAAGTTATTTTTCTCACAGAAAAATACAATAGCATCAATATACTTCATACCATTATTAATAGCAAGTGATTCTATTTCATCAGTAAATTTTTTTGAAGAATAAAACTTCTTCTCAATTATACTATCAATATCTTTATCAGTTTTTGGCATATTCTTGTAACTTAGAAGTAACGAATTCTCTAATATACTTTGAGAGTATTTTAATATATTTTTTCTTGTCGTATTCTTCATAGACTTCTACTTCTCCATTCTCACAGGACATAATGATTACAAATTTCTTAATTACAATGCCAGTCATTTCATATAACATACAAGCGTATGCTGCACACTGAACAAAATAATTATCAATCCAATCTCTTGGTTTGGGCTTTTTACTAGTCTTAAAATCAATAATGGAAAGTTCTCCATTATATTCACCAATACAATCAACAGTACCAGCTACACCAAGTTGTTTACTAAACAATGGTTGTTCAATAGCGTGAATATTACCAATCTTATCAAGATCTGGTTTTGCCTGCTTAAAAAGATATTGTGATAAAGGTTGAACTGGAGGGAGTTCTCTATTACATAGATAACATTCAGCAAGAGTATGCATGTCTGTTCCTCTACTAGTTGCAGCCTTGGTAATTTTATTAGCCTCCTCTACACCTACCTTCTTTCTCCATTTTATAAAGAAATCCCGAGTAATAAAACTAATAATTGAAGTAATAGATACTAACTTAATAACCTCACCAGATTCGGGAATCTTATAGTATCTAACACCATCAATAGTTTCTCTTTCTAATGAAGAAAGATTCAAATCAACATGATTAAAAATCATAAATTAAGTTCCATTTTTGCTATGATGTACTCTTTAACTAATCCACTTCTACAGATATCTTCAGCGTTGAACTCTATAACATCAAAAGATGGCATATTTTTTATAATTTCCATAAATTCAAAAATACCATTTCTTTCATTCTGTTTAACCAAATCTGTTTGAGTGGCATCACCACAAAACATAATTTTAGAATTTTCACCAACCCTTGTAATTATACTATCAAGTTCATGGAAATTCAAGTTTTGAAACTCATCTACAAGAATAATAGAATTATCAAAGGTTGTACCCCTTATAAAAGAAGTACTCCAAAAACCAATAGTTCCCTGTGCCTTCAAATTTGAATAGAGCATATCAAATGAAGTATCATCTGGCATCTGAAACATAAACTTCACCATATTCTTATAAGGAATTTGATAAAGTAGAGATTTATCCTCATGATCTCCAGGAAGAAACCCAATCTCTCTAGTTGCTACAAGTGATCT